TTAGTGGTACTGTAAATCTTGTTAAACTTGAAACTGGCATCTTATATGCTCCTTATCCTATGTATTTACTTATTGTGTTGAGCCTGGAAAACCTGATCCCAAATTGCCGGAACTGATAGCACCTGTGTTCAACAATCTCAATGGAATGTAGATAAACTCAACAGCTTTCACTGGTTCTATAGCGATGTCCATATACAACTCGTTGCGATCGATACGTGCAGGAGTATTATTTGAACTATCACAGACAACTAAGAAGTCATACAGAGCACGCTGACCTACTAGTTCTAACAGTAGGCTTTCTGCTGCCGCTTTTATTTCATTACGTGTCTGTTGATCGTTAGGTTCGAACAAGAACGGCTTAGCCAGGATACTCAATTGACGGCGTAGATATGCTACCAATCGTGCTACATTGATACGATCTAACGCACTAGCACCTTGGCTACGAGTATATTGACCAAAGTTTACTAGTCCTACACCAGGTAGTGTGGCGATAGGGTTGATCTTGACAGTGCTCATCACATCGCGCAGACCTTCGTATAGGCTCACAGTCTTGAATTCGCCTGTAGAATCTATATAGCCCACTGATGTAGCATTGTCAACACCACCGCGCCGTGTACCGGCAGGAGCGAACCATGGATATGATTTAGCATCACTATTGATGATAGTACGTAACATCATATGGCTTGGTGGAACTACGATGTAGTTACCGCTGTTGTCTGTTGTGTAACCACTTGGATAGAACGCGGCCATATATGGATCATAGCTGACTAGGGCTGTTTCACCGTTGTCCGTAGCCAGTGCGGTATTGTTACCATAGGCAGTTAGTGCTGTGCCAGTTGGCTGTAAACGCATGCTAGTATCACCAACTACGAAAGCTGTCTGACCGATGTCTGTGTTTAGATTGATCAAGTTCTGTATGGCTTCTGGATAACCAGGGCAGGCCAACAGATTGAATGTCAGGGTGTCTGTATCGCGTACCTTTGTGTTGGTGTCAATTTCTGACTTCAACTTAGATACCACATAGGCACGTTGAGCCTTGCGACCAAATGTACCTGAACCATCTGTCTGTAGTGGAGTCACTGATACCCAACGACCCGGAGTATAAGAACTCATATTGTCGTTTTCGTAGCGTAGATTCAATCCATTGTTGGCAGTGATATCGATCTCACTGGCGTTGAACTTCTTAACTGTAAATCCAGAACGACGAGTATTCCATAGACGTGTGCCTTTTGGATATAGTGCAGGATCTACGCAATCTGGATCTAGATAGTTGCTGATCAATAGATCGGAGATAGAAGTAATGTAATCTGGGCCATTGACGCCGTTATCAGACCAACGTGCATCGTAGAACACCCAACCTGTAGGTGAGTGATGATCTGCTACATCCTGTAGATCCCATGCCTGTGTATCTGCGTTCCAAACGTAGACGTTCTTGCCGTAGTTTTCTAAATCGCTGAGATCGATCCAGATGTCACCTGCGACTAGATCGTTGCCATCTGACTGAGTAGTTGGCTGTGTAGCACTGATGATCGGTCCGTTGATATCGCTGTCTGGGAATGCACTAGAATCTCTGTAGCCAACCCATGTAGAACCGTTGTTGTATAGTATATCTACTGATTCTAGATTAGTATCATACCATAGTGTATCATCTGCCGGAGTAGTCTTAGGTGCACTAGTCTGTGCCTGATAAACCAATGGTTTCCAGTTTGTAGCTATGACTTGGAATCCGTCGTCACTTGGAGCACGGTAGAAGTTCTGTGTTCCTGTTTTAGTAGCTTGATCCCAAGGTTGGAATCCTACATTTTCTAATGGACTATTCGTTCCATCTGTGAATTCTATATTACCACCTAGTGTGTGACTGATACTGAAAGTCTGAGCTGATTGATTGTATGTAGCTGTGACAGGAAGACCTGCGGCACTGACAGCAGCCTGCATATTGTAGGCCACGCTGGTCGTTGTGCTACCTGCGATGTGTACAGTCACCGGTGAGCTCCATACGCCGTTGGCGTTGGTAGCACGCATGATAAATGTGCTTGAAGTAGCCTGTGTTTCTGCTGTGCTAGAGCCAGTTACTGATATAGTAGTAGCACCTGTGGCATTCTTGCGCCATAGACGGAATTCTGTAGTGATCACAGTACCAGTTGTGGTGATGCCATAATGATCTGGATCTGATTCAACGATCACAGTGCCAACAGGAACGTATTGACCACCACTCTTGTCTATAGCACCATTAGCTGCCGCTGTGCTTGGATATACCGCTGTGCCGACTGAAGTCCATGCTCCTACAGCACCATTGTAGTATTTTACAACAACATCTTCGCCGTAGCCTGGAGTCGTTGTCTTGATCCAAATGCTGCCAGTTGGCCAAGATGTAGTATCTGGATATTGATAGTGCGGGCTAACTGCTAGTTGTAGAGTTCCGCCGCTCCAGCTGTTGTTCTGTGTCTGTACTTCAACCCACGCATTGCTAGAGTTCTTGTACCATACTGCATTAGGGAAGTTAGTGCCGTTGTCTTTGGTGATCACTACAGCGTAGTCGCCTTGAGAACCAAAACCGGATACAGGAGTACCTTCACCGTCTGTGGCTGTTGAGGAATTTGAATCATCAATGATCAATGGTGTAACCAGTGTGAATTTTTTACTTGTAGCATCCCATTGGTTGATACCAAATAGACTGTTGGCAGTGTCGACCCAGTAGGTGCCGGACATTGGAAGACCTGCTGGAACTGAAGTTGATCCTGCTATACTGGCCAAGTCAACATCAGCACGGATGACATAAGCACGTGAGCTTACACCTAGTACTGAATATGCTGCCTGTAGACCATATTCGTTTAGTTCTGAACCGTTGATTGGATTACCACTGGTATCTGTGTAGAATTTTGGAGTACCAAAAGTGTCTGTTAGATCGCGTTGGCTAGTCATCAACCATACCTGACCCACATTGGATTCTAGTGTGCCCTGTGCTGTTCCTGTACCGGAAGCATTGGCTTTGTTTGCCGCAGTGGCAACGAATATTGTAGGGACTGTGCCCGGAGCAGATGGAGTATAAAAACTCTGATCTATAACTGATACGCTTACGCCTGGTGATACGAGTGTGGCCATTTGATAATCTCCTAATTGGAATGCTTTGTTTTATTTAGCTATACCTTGGAAAAAATACCGGTTAAATACCAGTATAAAAAGGGCAGGAAAAGGGCGGTTATGAGAAAATTATGCTCGAAATGCAAGTCTAGACCAGTGGCTATAAACTACTATAAGGAAGGTAAGCCTTACTATAGGCGTAAGTGTGACCACTGCAGTCGTGGCAGCCGAGATGCACGGCCGCTATGGGAATTATCAGGCTATAAGAAAAAGTCGGTGTGTGAACACTGTAGGTTCACTTCCAAGCATCCTGATCAGTTCGATGTGTTTCACGTGGACGGAGATCTCAAGAACTGCCGACCCACTAATCTCAAGACCATCTGTGCTAACTGCTCAAGAGTCCTATATAGAGAGGGCGTTCAGTGGCGTCGAGGCGATCTGGTTCCGGACTTCTGACCAACTGTTTGACCTGGTCATACAGGTCTCCTATAGAACCGTTGTTGTCAACGATGTGATCGAACTCTGTGCCCACCCAGGCCCATTCTGAACGATGCACTTCTGGATAGGCAGTCTTCATATGATCGAATGAGCCTTGATTGGTCTCTAGGGCTACGTCATACCACACAGGTAATGGACCCCGTTGCACCCATACGATCTCTCCACCCTGTTCACGTATGGCCTTGATCTCATTAGGAAAACGGCAGTCTGATATCACCACATTGTCTCGGCTGTTGCGGAGTTTGTTTTCTAGGCTGGCGATCCATGTGTCATCGTGGAAGCTCTTGCGGCAGACTTCTGTACCCCAATACTGTAGGATCCAGCGTGGGGTAAGATGTGGCATGTCTAGGCGTTGGCTCCACCATGGATCTACCTGTTCTCTCCACTCACGAGCTTCTTTGGTACGACCTTCCAGCATGACTCGATCCCAACCAAACACGGCCGCTACGGCATCTTTCAGTGTTGATGCGAATGATTCTCGACGGAATTCTTCGAAATTGCAGAGATAGTCTGCTATGGTGTCTTTTCCCGAACCGATAAATCCACATATTCCAATGATCATAATATTTCCCCTATTAGGAATATTATAAGATGATATTTGGATTAGGTCAACGGTTTTTGAAAAAATCCTCAAATAGGGTTTCTTTGCTTTTATCGCATCGCATACCTTTTGAATAATTCTCGCCTTTTTCTAACATACGTAAATTAGTCCAATGACCTATAATATATGGAGGAATATTATCTATAAATCCCTGTTGTATGCTATAGATATGATCTAGGTCAACTTCACTTCGATTTAATCTGGTAGGATTTATCTTATCGAAATGATCTTTCCAATTTTGTTTAGTTGCGACTAATACAGCATAATGATATAGATCACGGAATGGTCGTAGGTGTTTTGGTGTTGCACCCTGCTCTATTCTTTTATCTGATATTTTCTTTTTTATTCTAATATTTTTGCTAGGGTTTGATACCCCATATTTTTTTAGAGAAGTTGTTTTAATTTTTTCAGCTCTAATTTTTTTCATTTTATCGGTTATGGCAGGCAATTTTCTTAAACCTGCATCTATAATCTTTTGATTAGATGTTACTCTTTTTCGTTTAGCTTCCTCTGTTTGGGTTTTATTTTTTCCTAATTTATTTGCCAGAGTAGCTTTTGCGGAACGATTGGCTGTTTCTAGATATCTATTATCCCACCATTTAACTTCTAGGCCGGTAATAGGACAATGAGGTATTTCCCAGACATCATTTAATATATGCCATACCCTTTGTTTTGGCATTGCATCATTAGGTAGAAAAGAAGTTTTGTCTAATATTTCAGTCCATAGCTCTGGTTGAGTTTTGTGCAGATATCGTGTAGCGGATTTATTGTAGGATTTATCGTTGTTGATAATTTCTAAAAGTATGTTTTTCATACTTTTATTTATCTTATCCAACTACGAACGTCAACCCACAATAAATGTAAGAGGAGTTCCGCCCTCTTTGTAGTTGATGAGATCCTGCTCCAGCATCTCGATCTCAGCCTTGCCCTCATTTTTTAGGGCGGTACCATTTAGGGTAGTAGATCCCTGTGGGCTGGCGATAGAATTGAATTTTTCACGAGCTTCTCCCAGCATGATCTTGGCTGTGGCTAGGCTGTAGTCACGCAACCATTGGCTAGCATAGGGATCCTGTAGTAGATTGAAGTCTGGACGATAGTTGTGCATCCATACTAGCAGTTCTTCGTCTGCTCTAGGACGTTGCATGATGGTCAACATCTTGGTAGTTTTATTGAAGGTAAAATTGATGTCTGTACCGAACATTTTACCAACCATCTTTTGGTATGATGCAAAAGCATAGTAGGTGGCTAATCCACCCATGTTTGTTGAAGCTAACAAATAGGTATTTGAGTAGGCTAAGTTAAATGGCTCGAATAAACTGCCTCCATCTCCTCCACCTGTACGTGATCCTATGCTACGGCGGAACAGCTGACGTATGCTCATGACTTCTTTGGGCATAATATAGTCTGTGACATCCTGCGTGATGGTCAAAAATCCGAAACTTTCTTCCACAGCATTGGTACTACGCTGGCGGAATTTGTTCAAGGCGCGATCTATAGCTGTATCATAGTGGACTGGATCTAGCTCTATATCCACCATACCACCACCTAACATGGCATTTATATAGTCACGGACTATCTGTCTTTGTTGTTCTGTCTCGGTCATATGAGTATTTAGTTCAATAAATACAAGTATGCCAAAACTCAGCCTATACCGTCCCGAAAAAGGAAATGATTTCCGATTCATCGATCGTGTGATCAACGAAGAATTCCAAGTGGGCGGAACCGATGTGTTCGTACACAAATATGCGGGGCCGGTAAATCCCACAGCAGAGGCGTCAACTCCTGCTGTTCCTGTGAACGAAGGACCTATCCCCGAACTGGGCATCCAGGATCTACTATTCATGGAAAACCGTGATCGCCACTATGAACCTGATGTCTATGTGCTACGAGGTATACATCAGATGCAGGATCTAGATTTCAACCTCAGCCAATTTGGTCTATTCCTCAACAATGACAACATCATGATGTTTTTCCATCTACGCAGTTCAGTGGAAAATCTAGGCCGCAAGATAATGAGTGGTGACGTGCTGGAATTGCCGCATCTCAAAGATGAATATGCACTGGACAATGCTTCACTGGCACTAAAAAGATTCTATGTAGTACAGGATGTCACACGTCCCACAGCAGGATTCAGCCAGACCTGGTATCCACATCTACTGCGTGCTAAATGCGTACCACTGGTAGACAGCCAAGAATACAACGAAATACTAGGTGCAGATATCGGAGATGGAAGTGGTACTACTCTGCGTGATATCCTATCAACCTACAATACTGATATCGCTGTCAACGATCAGATCATAGAACAGGCAGATGCTGATGTCCCCAACAGCGGATTTAATACCTCCGGCTACTACATCATACCTACTACCACCAGCACAGGCCTGGTCAGCGTAGAAGATGCCAGCACGATAAATTTAGACGCTTCTATCGCCCAGGCGGCGGTTGATGCTTCTATGGTCTTACAGACTCCTAATGGAAATATCTATGTAGGTAGTGGTTATCTGGCCGGCAACGGTGCTCCACCTAATGGTGCACCTTATGGATTTGGCGCTACATTCCCCACAGGTGCGGTATCTGGTCAATTCTATCTACGTACAGATTATCTGCCAAATCGTCTCTATAGATATGACGGCCGCAATTGGATCTATTTTGAATCTAATGTACGAATGACTCTGAACAACTTTGGTGCTCAGGATGTGGCCTCAGGCGCATTCGCAGGCAAGGCCGTGAATCAAACACTGAAAGGTGGATTTATCAACAACACCAATACAGCTACCATCAACGGTCAGGTGGTAATAGAACGCCAGGCATTGAGCAAGGCCCTAAGACCTAAAACGGACGGTTAAATTATATGTCATCTTATTTTTATGACGGCCAGGTAAGAAGATACTTGACACAATTCATGCGTGTAATGAGCAACTTCAGCTATAAAAATGCTAGAGGTGAAATCCTACGGGTGCCTGTACGTTATGGAGACATGACCCGACAGGTGGGCCAGATACTCCGCAAGAATTCAGAGAATACTATCCCAACCGCGCCCTTCATAGCCTGTTATATCAAGGACATGCAGTTTGATCGCCCTCGCATACAGGACCCAACCTTTGTCAGCACTGTAGCTGTCAACGAGCGCACATTTGATCCTATTACTGGCCAATATCTCAACACACAAGGTGCCAACTACACAGTACAGAAACTGATGCCTACACCCTACCTGGCCACATTTGCCGCAGACATCTGGACCAGCAACACTGACCAGAAGCTACAGATATGGGAACAGATTTCAGTCTTATTCAATCCCACACTGGAACTACAGACCACTGACAACTATATCGACTGGACCAGTATCAGTATACTAGAGCTGACGGCTCAGACATGGTCAAGCCGGCAGGTACCTCAGGGCCTAGAACAGGACATAGATATCTTGAACATGCAGTTCCAGAGCCATGTATGGATCAATCCTCCGGCCAAGGTACAGCAGTTAGGTGTCATCACCAAGATCATCGCCAGTGTATTTTCCAATCCACAGGGCACCATCGCCAGCGACTACGCAGATGGAGCGGCTGTGATAACCAGCCTAGGAGAGATAGCCAGTGTCAGCGTGACTACTCCTGGAGGTTTCGATCTCTTGGTCTTGGACAATCAGGCCACACTGATAGCACCGCAGCCTGCCGGTGATACACTCAGTTTACCTACACCAGATAAACCCAACAGTTGGTATCAGATATTGGATCTATATCCAGGCAGCTTCCGTCCTGGGCTCAGTACGCTGAGATTGACACAGCCGTCTGGCAACGAGATCGTGGCCTATATCAGTCTCGATCCCGTAGATGAAACCAAGATGCATCTTAACATAGATCAAGACACTATACCTACCAACACCATCATCTCAGGTCCTGCTCGCAACAACCTCAATTGGGGTACTGTAGATGCCATAGTGAATCCCGAGACATTCCGACCGGTGAATCCCACAGCGGGCATACGCTATCTCATACTGGAAAATGTCAACGTCAATGCAGAATACGGAACTTCCGGCTATGATGGTCCACGTGCCTGGAAGAACAGTGATGCATTAGATCCACTGCTCTATGCCAATGACATCATTGAATGGAGTGGAACTGAGTGGGTCACTGTGTTCAGTTCTAGCTCAGCCACAGCAATCACCTATATAACTAATACGTATACCGGGGTCCAATACAAATGGGAAACTGGTACTCAGCAATGGAGCAAGAGCTTCGAAGGTATATACGATAAGCTAACATGGCGACTAGTCCTATAAATCAAATAGTCTGTAGTGGCGGCATCTTCCTCGCCAAAGACACAGGCAGATTCCTATTGTTGTTGCGGACACAGGGCAAGACCGCTGGCACCTGGGGCCTGGTAGGTGGCAAGAAGGAACCAGGAGATACTACTCCCATAGACATACTGAATAGAGAAATAGCCGAAGAAATAGGCACCGTGCCCAGTATAGAAAAGATCGTGCCACTGGAATTATTCACTAGTAGTGATGAAAATTTCCAATACAATACCTACGTGCTGATAGTGTCAGAAGAATTCATTCCTAGATTGAATCAAGAACACGCCAGCTGGGCGTGGTGCGCAATGGGAGCTTGGCCAAAACCTCTTCATCAAGGGGTAAAGAATAGCCTTAACAACAAGGTAGTCAAGGCCAAATTAGAACTGTTATTGGATTTAATTTAATAACTAGGATACCATTTAGCAGTACCAGCATCGTAGGTCATGATCAAGGCCTTGCTAACCACTGCGGTTGACGCCAGTGCTATGTTGCCAGTGGCTGCTGTAGTCCAAAGACCGGTAGGAATTAAAGTGATCTGACCACCTGTGACTGATATAGGTTTAGGAGCAGTGATTGTGGTAATCTGCGTAGTACCAGAAACATAGAGTATCTGCGTGACCGGCGCTATAGTAGCCGCACTGGCTATGGTTGTAGCAGTAGCATTGGTAGCTATTAGGCCGTTGTAGACTATAGATCCACCTATATAAGCGCCTCCCGCTACAATAAGTGCCGCTGTGACGGTATTGCTGGCAGTGGTTGCTGATAACTGTATAGCCGCACTAGCAGTGTTACTAATGAATACACCGCCCTGCACTGTCAATGCGCCAGTGCCTGTTGTGACTCCTGTTGAAGTATTGGCTATGTTGTAGGTAGCGGTGGTAAGATTTGAGATTAAAAAAGTACCAGTTGTTCCTGTATTACTGGCCGCATAGGATCCAATGGTAGCTGTGGTAATAATTTGTGAATTGGCAATAAATGATGTTGTGTTGATATATAACGCTCCACCAACGCCAACACCACCTGCGACTACTAGAGCACCTGTGGTAGTTGATGCTGATTGAGTAGATGTAGTAACGCTTAGATTATTAACTGAGCTAGGGAATACGTATGATGATACTGCATCAACCCACTGACCGCCTAATGTGTCTACATAGTAGATAGCCAGGTTACCTATGTTGCTGTCCCACCATAGTTGGCCAGCGGCTGGTGTTGCTGGTGCTGAATCTGATATGGTCACAGGATTTAGTGTGACTCCATTAACCAACAGTGTTGTGCCTATGTTTAAGCTACCACCTAGGTTTAGATTACCACCTATGCCCACTCCACCTGTGACTGTGAGAGCACCAGTAGTGGTTGAA